ACAACACCAATACACACCAGATTCCTGGACAGTCTGCCTTCACACCAATTACTCTCTCTAAGGGAGTTATGTTGGGTCAGGGAGACAATGCTCTTTGGATGAAGCGTTTGTTCTCAGTTCTTACTTCAGGATCTCCTGCCTCTACAGGAGCTACTGCGGGAGTCGGTGGAGGATTCCGCTGTAATTTGGATATCCAAGTACTCAGCCATCCAAACCCACAGGCTACTACTGGACAAACAATCAACCTAGGTGGAGGCGCCACTGCAGGTGTTACTGCCCCTACCCCACAAGAGCAACACACGTCTTTACGCTTCCGCGTATATCGTGCATGGATTACAAACTTGTCATACAGCAATCTAGATGCCGGCTCAAACAGCATCATGGTTGAAGAGATGACAATTGTCCATGAAGGTTGGGATGTAACATACGCAACCAACTACACTGTAGCGGGATCAGCACCAGCAATTAATAACGGCTAACTTCTAATCTAATAAGGAAAATAACATGTCTAATACAACGACTATAACAGCGGAACAAAACCCAGCTCTTCTTAACAAGCTAGCTCAACAAGCTATGACTGAACAGGAGGCAACTGTTGCGGCAATTACGCCAGAAATCCAGTTGCCTCCTAGTCCAGAAGTTGAGCTACCAGGAGGATTGCTAGACCCTATTTCAGGAGTCATCAATACTGCTGAGGTAAGAGAACTGAACGGGGCAGATGAAGAAGCGGTAGCTAAGCTCAACAATATTGGCAAGTCCCTATTGCTTATTCTTGAACGAGCTACTGTGAAAATTGGAGACGAACCGGCTTCTAAAGATCTTCTAGATGCAATGTATGCAGGAGATCGAGAGATGCTGTTGCTGGCAATTCGCAAGGTTACCTTTGGATCTGATGTAAAAGTAGGTCCAGGAACTTGCCCAAGTTGTGGCACTGAGCAGGTGTTTGATATTGATCTAGATAAAGATGTTCCTATCAAGACTTTAGATGGTGATCGTAAGTTCACCGTAAAGTGTAAGGTGGGAGAGGTAGAGGTAGTCTTCCCTACTGGCTCTACCCAGAAAGAAATGGTTGCGTCTAACGACAAAACCTCAGCAGAATTAGATACAATTTTGCTAAAGAACTGCGTAAAGGCTATTAACGGAACCCCGGTATTAAACCCAGAGGTTGTTAGAAGCCTAGGTCTAAAGGACCGCAGAGAACTTTTGAACGAAATCACAAGCCGTAACCCAGGACCACAACTCGGAGCTATTACAAAGGAATGTCAGTCTTGCGGCCAGGAGGTACCGCTTCCGCTAACACTAGCGGAATTGTTTTAAGGGAGAGATTGACTACACCCTTTTAGTGGAAACCTTTGACTATATGAGTCAAGGTTACCCTGGATGGACTCTGGAAGAGATACGGGCTCTAAGTTTTAGAGAACGTTTGATGTGGTTAGGTAGATTGCAAAATCGTTTAAGGCGGTGATTTAACTGAGTAGTAGTAACCTAGGTATAGCCTCTGATGGGCCACAAGCACCTAAAGTTAATGAGAAGGCACTCTTTGAGGATTTCCCCAAAGAGATGCTTCGCCTGTTCAAAGAAGTTGAAAAGTATGTAGATGTTATCTCTAAGAAGTGGTCAGACACTCTTAGAGAAACAACTAATGCCACTAACGGCATGGCTAAAGACAGAACTGGATCAGGACGACTTGGTTTAGGTTCTTTCTCTAAAGCTGAAAAGATGGGCATCGGTTTAGGCCTAGCAGCTTTTGGTGTGGGCAGCGCAATGTACCGTATGTCGCCAGATACTATGGCGGCTGTAACTCAACGTATTACTGCTGATTCTTATGCCGGTCTAAGCGGAATGTCTTCTCGTCAAGCTATTGTTGGAGCAAAAAAAGCTGTTGGCGGTGGCGCTACAATCGCTATGGGCGCAGTACAAGCGCAGCAAGCTTTATTCTATAGCGGCTATTCTGCAAACTCCTTAAGCTCTAAGACCATAATGGGACAGCTTTCTGGAATGAGCGCTTTCTCTGGCATGACAAATCAGCAGGCTGCTGCAGGTGCTGGCGCTATGAACGGCATGATGTTCCTACGCATGGGCGTAAACATCCGTGACTCTCAAGGCAACCTAAAGCCTATGGACCAGATTATTAATCAGGTCTACAACTTCTTGTACCGTGGACAAAAGATCACACAGGAACAGGCGGCTACTCTTCGCAACCCTAATAGCAAGGGTGCTCGATCTATCCAGGCAATTGCCGGAGGAGATCCAAATCTAACTGAACTTATTACTTCTGGACTTATTGCACGAGCAAGCACGAATGCTAAAACATTTAGTGCTGCAATGAATAACAAGGATCCAAACAAGATGTTGGATCTTATGGGTGTGGATAAGAGCAGCCCTATTCGTGCAAACTTTAGAGGTTCCGCTGCTCAAGCTAAGGTTCTTCAAGCTACTGAACAAGGTTTAGTAGGTGGATACGATGCTGCCGTAAGAACTAATGCAGCACTTACTAGTGGCTTTGCTGATCTTGCTAACGCACTTGGTCCGGTAACAGAAGCACTTATGACATTCAAGGGCGCACTACAGACCTTCCCTAATACAGGCAACGTTGGTAGCACTATATCTAGTGTGGGCCGAACTGCTATGAACATAGGACAAGACTACCTTGCCTACAAGGCAATCTCTAAGTACGGACCAAGTATTTTAGGAAAGCTAGGAGTTAATGTTGGAGAGTCTACACTAGGAGCTAAATTAGCTAAATCTAAGGTAGCTTCTAAAGGTGGCAACATATTTGGCAAAGCATTTAATTTTGTAAAAAGACAGTTCCACAATCCTCTAAAGGGAGGAAGTCTTTTAGAAGATGTGGGGTTGGCCGCAGAAGACATACTAGCTACTGGAGAAGTAGCTGCTGTAGCTGCCGGTGGTCCTAAAGATCATGGTGGCGTAGGCACGGTAGGAAAGAACTCTAAAACTCCGGCAGTTGCTGCCGGCCCTTCTATTCTTCCTGTACCTAAGTCCACGCCTATAACCCAACCATACGGACATAACGGACACCCAGGAACAGACTTTGGTGCTCAGCTAAAAACTCCTGTAACAGCTATTAAAGCTGGAGTAGTATCAATCATAGGTAACGAAGCTAACGGTTATGGTAACTGGGTCGAAGTAAAGCATGAAGATGGAACTGCTACTCGTTATGCCCACCTACAAAGCGTAAAGGTTACTAGAGGGCAAAAAGTAAAGGCCGGAGAAGTAATTGGTTTCTCTGGTTCTACTGGACGCTCTACCGGCCCACACCTTCACTTTGAAGTTCTTGTTAATGGTAAGAAGGTAGATCCTACCCCATACCTAAGCGGGGCCTCTCCTCAACCACCGCTTCCTCCTCAGAGCACAACAGTATCTTCAAACAGCTCAAGAAGCGGATCTGTTAGCCAAAGAAACTTTGCATCTGCTGATATGTCTGGTGGGAGCTCTCTATCTAGTTCTGACCTACAAACTATCCTTAACTCTTCTTCCGCATCTTCAGCGCTATCAGGAATCACAGATCCGTTTGGAAACGGTGGAGCAAAGAATATCGGAAAAGATAAATCTCTCTCTTGGATTTCAGGAACAGTCAAGCCTACAAGAGGAATTATTTTAGGTACAGGCAGCAAGCTAACTTGGGCAAAGACACTTCTTGCAAAGCTTGGCAAGCCTGTAACAAAAGAGAACATCAATGCCTTGACTACATGGGCAGCTTGGGAAGGCGGTCAGTGGAAGAACTCTGCTCACTATAATCCCCTAAACACTACACAGCAATATAATGGCTCAACGTCAATGAATGATTTGGGCCATGGCATGGGTGTACAGGCCTATAAGTCTTGGGAGGACGGCTACTCAGCTACCATCCAAACTCTTAATAATGGTAGATATAAGAACATTCTATCTGCCCTTTCTAAGGGAACAGATAGCGCATCAGTCCTAACTGCTGTAGACCACTCACCTTGGGGAACTAATATTCCTGGATATGGTGGTCCACATCAAGGCATGAACGTAGGCTCTGTTGGAGCAGGAACTGCAATGTCTGCTGTAAGCTCTGGTACCATTTCTTCTAGAGGCGCTAGCGGCACAGCAACTGTCAACTTGAACATGACAGTTAACATTAGAAACGCCGGCGTTGCAGAGACAGAGCGACTAGTAAGTACTGTAGCTGCTCGCCTAAAGAAAGAATTATCAAGCAATCCGTATTCTCTAGACAGACTTGGACACAGTTTATAATGGCATACTCATACCACTACACCGTCTCCACCTATGTAGATTGGCAGACTGCTGCTTACGCTAACCAAGATTTAAGCCTTCAAGCTCAGAACATTGCTGTTCTTGAAAACAATTCAAACTTTCCAAACCTTGTTTTAACCTATCAAGAAAACAAGGGAAACTCTACAAAGCCTACAAGCCCCACAGTAGGAGTAGCAACTACTGCCAACAACAGCATGGTTATTGAACCTAACTTTCAAGTTATATACGCTTTCAGAGTTTACATGTACGATGATGGAACAAATGGAAACGGTGCTGCTAAGTTTTATTGGCTTGGGTCTAAAAGTAAAAGTGCTACAAACGTTAACGGAAAAAATGCTAACATAGTAGATAACGTAAAGATTACAGTCGCTAACACAGGAAACATGTGGCCTGGCGGAGTTCAGGGTGGCACAGGAACTACTTACTATGGTGGCTATAATATTACTAATGGCGGAACTACTAACATTACAACTCAAAATACAAATGGAGATGTATTTAAAGTAACTGTAAGTCCTAAAGCTACCGGCTGGAATATGTACAATGCGGTTACCTTTAACGCCAATATTATAAACAATGGTCAGTTCTATGATGGTAACGCTAACCCTCAACATCCTACATTGTTAGGTATCTGCCCAGGCTTCAATGTAAGCACTAAGAGGACTACCCCGCCAGTACCAGCTAACATGACCTCCGCCATTACAGCTACTCAGGTGGCTGTATCAAATGGTGGTTGGCCATTGTATGGGTATCTGTACTATGATTACTGTGGGTTGTTTAATGGGACCACAAAACCTCAATGGGTTGGTATAAAAATTGCTGCTAATGCAGGGCCTAGCGGAATTACTAACGGAACATATAACTACACAGTTTATATATCTGATATAAATGGGTCTACTCCTAAAGCTATCGAAACAGTTACCAATGAAAAGATGCCTACTAATGCGTCTTCTATTGGAACTATGGCAGGACCAAAACTATCAGCGGTATTAACTAAGGCGAGGCTGGCCATTCTTGCTAACTGCAACAACACAGGGTCAACTACTGCTACAGGACCCGGGGGGGCTACGCCTCCAGCAGATGCAATAGGACCTACTGTCGAGCCTGCTGAAGAAGAACGCTACAACCCACCTCCACATATTGGAGCTAGGGATATTTCTTATGGTCAGAGAATGATGCAGAGCAACGCTATCGTAAAAGATCCGGATGCTTTGAGCGCTTACTACGAAGCTATGGCTCAACCTGCAATTAAACCTATGAGCTTAGGCTATAGCGGAGAAAATAAAAGGACAGCGAATCTAGGTAGAATCATTCAAGACTCTCAAGGAGCTAAGGCTTTGAATACAAACCCAGATAACCTTACCTTTGACTCTAAGAACTATACAGGATCTAAGCTTTGGGGCTTTAGATTTATGTACAACCCTCAGACAATTAACTATACGACTGCTTCTGATAACTCTATTGACTGGAGTCTTGGAAGAAAAGATCCTGCGGTTTTACTTGCTGGTAACCAGAACGTAACTGTACAGCTCTATATAAACCGCATTCCTGATATGGCGTATCTAAGAGAGTATACAAGTACTGCCCATAAAGGCTCTGTTTCTTTAAGCCAAGCTTATGGGCATGCTATAAGCGACAAGGCTATTCAAGGAATTCTTAACCGAGGAACTGAATATGATATTGAATATCTATATAGAGTAGTAAATGGGGATCCCCTAAAGAACTCATTACTGTTCGGAAGTAGCTATAACGAACCTACATCAGACTTTGGGTACACAACAGCCATGCCATGTTGGATGCATTTAAACGATAACATGAGATACTTTGGTTCGGTAGCCAGCATCTCAGTAAACCATGTTATGTTTAATCTAGACATGGTTCCTATTCTAAGCACTGTCACTATCGGCTTTACTAGATACCCTGCCCTATGGAACGGCACACTGTTCTCTAAGCAAGGCGGAGCCGCATCTATTGCTAAGGACCTTAATGCTCAAAACGCTGCAGCTAATACTACTGGTACTGGCACTACCCCACCTAAGAAGCCATAAGGATAATATAAATGATCGGAAGAACTTCTAGATACTACACTGGTCATATTGCCCAGCTTAAACATAAGAGTAGAGGCGAGTACGTAATCTCTGTATACAGAAAATTTCCTAGTGGGGAATCAGTTAACTATGTTCCTTATACCTGGAAAGAAAGAGATGAGCTTGCTCTGGTTGCAGATGCTTTTAACATACAGCCTAAGTTTTGGTGGAAGATTACTGATCTTAATCCAGAGCTATTAGACCCATTCTATATTGACCCTGGAACTGTTATAAGGATTCCATATGGAAACTAGTCTAGTAAACCCACTTAGAAACTTTATATGGAACGCTTCAACTAACCCAGCGTTTAACGCTACCTTTCCCAAAGCTCCTGATATGGACCTGCTTCTTATTGGAGCGGAGCTTCACCAGGACATGGAAGCACATGATAGATTGGTGCTGCACTATAAAGGAACTCCCTACATAGATAGAGAGGCCCTTACTAGCCACGACCCAATTATCTTTACTGTTACTACAGAGAGTGGTGTAGGCCTGACTTGGTACGGATATATAAACCACACTGTTCAAAGTCATGGGCTTGATGGCGGAAACACAGATATAGTATGTGTTGGTGCGTCTAGATCCCTTAAAGATACAGACCAAACTATTTACACCAACCTTACTTCAGATCAAGTGGTATCTAAGATCGCAGCTAAGCACGGCTTCAGCGCAATCTGTCAGAGAGACCCTAGAGTTAGAGACAGCGTAGCTCAGTCTGGTCAAAGTGACTGGCAGCTTATCAAGAGTCTTGCAAAGCAATCTGGGTTTGCGCTCTACTGCTCAAACACTACTATCTTTTATATGTCTAAGGATAAAATTTATAACGCTAAAAAATATGCTGCCCCATACTTTATATACGTGGACTCTGAGGAAGGCGGAGCAGTGACTCCAGCCCTAAGAGGTCTTGGAAGCATTCTAAGCTTCAGCCCTGAAGTATCAGACAATGCTCCTGAAATTGGCGTAAGGGTAGATCGTGTTGTTACTGGAATTAATAAGACTACCGGGCTAGTAATCAAGACAACCCACCCATATGTTAAAACTCCTAAAGGATCTAAGGGAGTTGTAAAGCCGTCTGCGGGGTACTTCCTAGTATGAGCAGTAATTTTTCTAATGACTCTGGGGTTGCCTCAGACTCTATCTTTAAAAAGCACCATGTTAGAGACTTAGTAGGCAGCCTAGCTGAATCTAAGCTTCTTGCAGATGGGTACAGCAATGTACATAAATGGCAGCATAGAGCAAAAGTACTTCTTGTAGGAGACCCAGCCTTGCGGCCATATGACCCCATCTATTTAGATGGTCTTCCTAATGGGATGTCTGGGTACTGGATAGTACTATCTATTATACATAGATTTGGTGGATCACCAGCTAACTATGTTGTAGAGGTAGAAGTCGGTACTGATATTTTAGGAGATCAAAATCCTTCTGCAGCTTATGCTGGCGGCACTAGAGATGTACAGGCTGAGATTGCCGGTCAAGCTCTTATAGAAGACGAAACTATTATGATAGACGTATCGACCTCACCTAACTCTAGTTCCTTTACTCCATCCACTGGAGTAGTACCTCCAACTGCAGCTACAAAATCTTCTGATGTTGCAGTCCCTACTGTCTCTGGTTCAACGCCTTACTTAGGATCAGCACCTAACACATCTAATGTAAAACCTGTAACTAGATTTAGAGCTAAAAAGAATGGTACACTGGTAATATGAGACAACATGAAGCACATGAGAGTGAGTATGGGCATGACCCACAAGGTCGACCTATACTTCCTGGTATATACTCTGCTGTCGTCATTGATAACAAAGACCCATTAAACAAAAGCAGATTAAAAGTCCAGGTATATCAGGCAACCGGAGTTTCTAAAACTAACTGGATTCCTGGATGCTTGCCGGTAACAGACACCTCGTATCACCCTGACCACAAGGCGCATCTAGCATCTGATATAGCTAACATGCTAACAACTACCTCGGTAGCGGCTGCTGGAACAGGTTCAGGATCCTCAGCAACAGGTGGGGCGGTTACTGTTACAACCTCTACCACAATACCTGCTTTAACTATTGTTGCAAAGAACTCTACGTACCAGCTCAACCATGCCCACGCAACCCCTACTAAAACAATGTTGGCCACAAATCAACAGAACATTAGTACTGTTAAACCTACTATCAGCAGCACTACAGACTCTTTAGAGAATAGCGCAAACCCAGCAGGAACCTACGCCCCTAACCAAACTGGAACTTTAAACGACATCACTAACTCAACCACCCCAGAGCATACCTTCCACAGATCTGTACCGGCTATCGGTCAGTTGATTTGGGTCATGTTTGTTGGAGGTTTACCAGATAATCCTGTTTGGATGGGAGTACAAGCATGAACACAGACGTAGCTATTTCATACCCATATACGGTAAGTCCGTATGGAGTTGTATCTACAACCACCCTTAGCTCTAAGATATACTTAGACAGGGTTCTTACCTTGTTATCAACAAGCGTAGGGCAAAGGCCAATGCTACCTACCTATGGTGTGGATTGGCACAAGTCTATGTTTGAGCATGACGGGGATGCTCAGACTGCAATACAGGCAGCTATTAGAACTGCTATAGCTATTTGGATTCCTGCGGTAAAGGTAGACCGAGTTGACGTTCAATACAGCTACTCTAGCGGTGTTGAGTCTGTACAGCTATCTCTTATACTGCCGGACAGTACACTAATTTCAGTACCAATCAATACAGCAATTATATCTATCGACGGATTTGTAAGCTAGAAAGGTAAACCATGGCACAAATTGACTACACCTCTAGAGACTTTGACTCTCTTAAATCTGACCTGATTGCTCTTATTGGAGCAAGAACAAGTTCTACTGGTTACACCTGGAACCCTACAGACTACTCAGATTTAGGTAACGTGCTGGTTGAAGCATTCGCCTATATGGGCGACGTCATGTCTCACTACCTAGACCGAGTTGCAAATGAAACTACCGTTGATACAGCTGTGCAACTAAGCACATTGTTAAACTTTGCTAACCTTGTAGACTACAAGCCTTCTGGTCCTACACCTGCAGCTATCAATATTACTTTTACCAATAACACTACAAACTCTATTGACATTCCTATTGGAACCCAGGTTATGGCGCCGCTATCTTACGGCCCATATAGCCAGGTATACTTTGAAACTACTGCTGCATATCCTGGCCTAGCTGCTGGAGCATCAGTAACCTTGGCAGCTCTTGAAGGCAAGACGGTAAACACAGACCGACCTGACCTTATCGACAGCACATATAACAAGGCTTTGCCGGTAAACCTGGGTAACTCTACTGGAGCTACAAACCAGAACTTTACTATCGTTGATAGTAATATCATTGATAGTTCTTTGGTAGTTTACGTAGGACAAGGTGTAGCTTTTACCCAATGGGCATATGAAGACTCTCTTCTTGAATGGGGATCTACAGATGCTGTCTTTACTACACAGAGAAACCCAGATGGAACTACAACTGTTATCTTTGGAGACGGAGTTAACGGCGCTATTCCAGCAAGCGGACAAATCATCAGCGCCCTGTACAAAGTAAGCGTAGGTGCTGCAGGAAACGTTAAGTCAAACTCTGTTACAGAACTCACCTTTGTTCCTGGAAACTTAGACCCTCAGGTTATCTCATACCTTACAGT